GCTCCCCAAACTGAAGACTTAGTCTGGCGCAAACCATTGACTTTAGATATTCGGGATTAGGTGATCTTGTTACCACGATCACTCTTGAGTTAGATTTCGAGGCAGCTTTTCTGACCTCATTAAATATCTTTGTTGCGTTGTTAATTATTTTTTTATCATTAAGGAAATATGAAAAACTCTTATTCAGGCTAGCTAGTATGGATTCATTACTTTCTATACCATTTGACATTATCTCATATAGATGAACATCTCTGTATATTTCATTGCCGTCCGATGTCTTATCTATAGATACGGCATGGCCATCTATTCTTATGAATGGAATATCTTCATCAGAACATTCTGAAGTCTTATATACTCTAACAGTAGGCGAATCCTCTATCATTCCGTCAAAATCAAATGCATATACACTTCTGTTATCAGAGTGTGTGAACTTACTTACCAGATCCGATATTAAGTGATCCTCGCTAGCTACTTTTTCAAACTTGTCATTTACCGACAATATGGGGTATCCCTTCCAGTTATGAAACCCCGGCCTAAAAGTATTTGAATACTGAACAATTATATCCCTCCTGATACCAAGTTTGCTTGATATTTTATTAAGAGCACTTACACTAGATAATTCAGAATCTTTTCCATGTGATATATCAACACTATGTCCGACGCTTATTCCTAGCCTATCAGAAAGGCCTCCAGCGATCTCTAATACATTTTTAACATTAGCACAGCCAAATGTTCCTAAAGTTCCAGGCTTTATATCTTTATATATTTTTTTAATCTTATCGTCACCATCGATGAACACTATATCTATAGGGAAAGATACCGTCCCCATATGGTAAATGACGTCTTCAGGATTGTTATAAGGGAAAATTAACCCGGCCGTATCGGCTAACCCAGAATAAGGCTGGAGGCCCGATACCTTGTCTTTAAATGTATTAGCTATGTTGCATGCGAAGTTTGCCAATATACCTTCGTCATCCGACACCTCCACACTTGCTTTCTCGCTACCATTATCGTCAGCCAGAGAAACATCTTCGACGGGACTTATCATTCCGTTTTCGTACGTCACTGAACTGGCCTGATCATCTAATACAGACTTGTCAGGAACTAAACCGTCTGACGGTTGATGACTCTCTTCTATTCTGTCTTTGTAGCTTCCATCAGGAGAGCCTGAGCCCATCTCATGCTCAGTGCTACCGATCCACGGCCATGCGATTTTTTTCATATTATAACCCCTTATTAAGCTCGTCAATAACCGTTTTTATAAAATAAGGATCTCGACCATTTAAAATATTCTTAACCAAACTTATACTGGTCCCTATATAAGAGCCTCCGGGCTGATTCTTTGAGGACATATCGGGTATGTTTAATTCGAGAAATTTTCTTTTCAAATTAGGATAAGCACTTTGCTGAGAGTCAATCGACATTCTACCAATCATAACATCTATTATGTCACGTATTTGATTTGCTACAAATTTAGGATCATGTGGAAATCCACGAGCTTCTTTTTTCATTTTATTACTCGGAAAGATACTGATCAGCTCTTGTTAGAGTTTTCTTGTAGGCTGATTCTTTTGATTTATTTAAGTTACCATTTTTCATGTGCTCAAGGACCAATGTTCTGCTATATATTTTCGCTAGCTTCTTCAAAACTTCATTCGTGTTAACTATCTCCGCATTATTAACTTTTATCATTAATTGATTAAACAAATCGGTATAGTTGATCTTATTTGATTGGGCAAATTTATTAATTAAAAAATCAGCAAAACCTGCGAAAGCTTCCTCGCCAGAATTATCCATCTCGTCCCCTAGCGTAACCAAAAGATCCATGATATTTTTATCTAATGTCATCTCACCACTATCAAACTCGTAAGTATCATAAATGTCCGGATCTGTATGATCGAAGTCCGAAGTCATTTCTGTCAAACCAAATCCTCTACCTCCTGATTCCGTCGCGGTCTCTTTATCGACTAAATCAGTGGAAGGACCAGTTACCTGAGCCTCCTCTCCAGGCTTAGCTACACTATAAGAAGCTTTGTTCACTCACTCCTCCTTACTTTACCAAACTCTTTGCTAGTCACTTGATCAGACAAAGAATAAAGTTTATAAGGTTTCTTGGGCTTGTAACCAGCGACAATCTCTTGTGCAGAAAATTCCTTACCAGAAGCGTCAATATATCTAGACTGAGTTCCTGACGCATTAGCGCTCTTTACAAACTCTTTATCTTTATTATCTTTTGACATATATATACCTCTATCATTTAGATGTTAAATTACCAGATAGGAACCGCTCACTAGGGCCCTACAGGGGGTTAACCGGGTGGTCCGCCTTCCGGTAGTTCAGGAGGCATGTCACCGCCTAAGTCGCCCCCTCCTAAGCCTCCTGGACCTCCTGGGTCCATAGGCGGACCACTACCGCCTGACATTCCTGGAAGCTCTAAGCCCATGTCATCTCCGGATTCACTATCCATACCCGGTAATCCCCCTGAACCACTGTCAGGTGGTTCAGGTATTATTCCGTCAGCATCTAGATTCTCCAACTCTCTTAATCTCATTGATTGAAGTGACTCCAATTCCTTAGTTCTAATTACCTCATCAATAGCTTCTTCTCGTAGTCTACGCTTTTCTTCTTCGTAACTCAAGTCTAAGCTTCTATATAACGTCTGCAATGAAACTTGCTTATTGGATACGAAATTACTTACTCCCTGAACGTAATCATTCATGTCATATAAATTCATGTGATTGAAGTCAATCGTCGGAACTAATAATACTTTTTGACCATCTTTAAATTCGAAGAAATCTTGCATTTCGCATATTGGTGCAAATATTTTTTGCTCTAACCACTTCTTTATCATATTTCTAAATATATCATACCTCTGCCTGAGAACCTCTAAACCTATTGACGAACTGGCGTACGAAGCAGATTCCTGATCCATTAAGGCTTTTGGAACCATCAAGCCTGTGTAAAGATTGTTCATGATTAACTCTATATCAGAAGATATATCAAGCACACCTCCCGAATAACCAACCCTCTCTATGGTGACTCCATCATGAGTAACGATCTTGAAATCCTTGTCATACTGCGACTCTTCCAAAACGCTTCTCATTTCTTCTATGTCAGATTGAGTCGGCCTATAATCATTTCCGTTTCCTAATTTAACTAAAGTAAGGGGATTGATCATGCTGTCAGCTTGGGCAAACTTAGACTCTCTAAGCTTATCATAAAGCATTAAATCTTTATATATAGATACAATTACAGAAGTTCCTCTAACGTCATACGGAGAACTCAATAATTTCAAGTGTGATACATTTATGTTATCCAAAGGTATTGACTGACCTTTCTTTACGGCATCAATTATATGCCTGGGTAATCTTCTCTTAAGCTTTAGATCTGAAGGTGAATTAGAATTAACCAACCTACCTAGAGCGGCATCTGGCTTTAATGATATTATAGTCTGGTCACCTATTGCCGCTTTCTTAACATGAACAAAGTCTGGATTAAGAATTGTTATTCGTTTCCAGGAACCAGTTTCTTTATCTAACTCTGCGTAAGGAAACACCTCACCCATTTTCCAGAACTCCAACGAAGCTCCGTAAACGACTGAATACAGATCAAGCTCTTCTGCCATCTGAAGGAAATATTCTTGAACTTCTTTTACGGGATGACTTATATTTATTTTGCTTATCGGGAATGATGCATGCAAGTTTATAGCATTTCTTACGATCGGATGTGTATCGTAAAATATTCTGTTCCACGCATTCATCGTGACACGGTCTCTTGGGAGGTTTAAATTCGCTAACTGGAATAATGGAGAATATACTTCCGGACCCATCATATCAGATAAACCCTTCGTTGTAGGTAACGTTGAAGCTCCGCCCATAGCTCTCTTCGTCATCAAACCCCTATAAGCCGAACTATGAGATACAACCGAATGTCTGCTGCCACCAACTCGCTCTTCATCATTAACCCTTTCCGTTTCCGCATCTTGAATTTGGGCTCTTCTTAATCCTGATAACTTCTTGAAACCATCTTTGGATAACGAATCGCTAATATTACTGATGATTTTACTCTCTTTTCTTCTGTTTTTCACTTTTGCCTCACATTTTAAGTCTAGGTGCGTAAGCTAATGAAGGCCTTGGCATTGTAGATTTCGTCTTCTTGCCAGGCTTAAGGGTAAACCTTTCTGTTGAGTCAAATTTCCAAGCCATATATGCATACATTAAAGCCATTAACCCATCATTAGGTGTCGTGCCCTTAACGTATGTTTTTACTTGTTGACCCCCACCCTTTATGCGAATAGATGTACCCATAGAGGTGCAGTGATCAATTAACCATTCCACATGCTCATAGCTCTTCCACGGAAATCTTATTTTACCCTTTCTTATTTTATCAAACAATTCCTCAATCATAAGATCTTTATTGTACGAAACCATTAGCTCATCTTCTCTGTATTTTAAAGGGTTTAGTAAAGCTCCGCTTCCCTGTGCCCCAAGTAACCTATCACCCATTCCGGCCTGTATATCTCTAACAACATCCTGACCGAAGAAGAAATCTGATACGCCCTGTTTTATACCGAATCTCTTATACATTTCCAAGACTGTTTCTTTTTTATATCCAAAACTTCTCTCTCTAAGCTTATGTGCGTGCTCAACCAGTAGAGTTCCGTCTCCTGCGTCCGAAAGAATAACGACGCACGAATATGACTGTCCTCGGCCATCTTTCTCAACCTTATCCCCCCAGTCAACACCTAAATATGTGTTCTTATCTCGGGAACTTATACGCCGCGAAAAACTCCTGTCAGGATCTTTACAGTACATCTCGATTTGAGTTCTTGTTAATGGCATGCCTACACCGGCA